ATGGGAACGGGAATGGGAATGGGAATGGGAACGGGAATGGGTACATATGCAGATACACCACGCAGTAGGACTGATGTTCTATTAGAGAATGAGAATATAAAAAACGAGAATTATGATATTGAAAATACAATAAACAATTTACATACTGAATCACAACAATTAAAACAAAAATTAAATGATAACAATATTGAATTAACTAAATTGCGGGAACAACCTGAACAAAATGTTGAAAGAATAAAAAAACTAGAAGAAGAGAATGTTAAACATCTATCTGATATTAGAGCAAAGGAAACTGAAATAAATAGATCTAACATTATGTTAAATGCAAACCGTAACAAATTGAGGACGAATAAAGTTGAAGCATTTATGAAAAAAAGCCCTTTTGAACATGCATCTGATATAGGAAGCGCTGTTAATAATGCTACTAAATCTGCTGCTAGTAAAACGGCTAATCTTGCTAGTACTGCTGCTAGTAAAACGGCTAATCTTGCTAGTACTGCTGCTAAGAAAACGGCTAATCTTGCTAGTACTGCTGCTAAGAAAACGGCTAATGTTGCTAGTACTGCTGCTAAGGCTGCTGCTGAGAAAACGTCTAAACTTGCTACTGCTGCTAAGAATAAAGTATCAAAAGGTTTTAATAGTTTAAAGAATAGGGTTTTTTCTAAAAAACAACGAGGAGGTAAAAAACTCAATACCAAAAAAACAAGAAAATTACAAAAACGGTAAATACCTCATTGTATCATTGTCATAAACGGTTGCTTTGAACACTTCATTGTATCCTTCTGCATAAACTGTATCTCCATTATATATGTAATCGCAACCGTATTCATTGGTGCAACTTTTACCTTTTCTACTGATTGGAATTTTCACGTTGTTATGTTGATCGCTAATAGTATAATATTGCCATTTGTTTCGATTCACGAAAACAGGTCGTCCCATCAGTGGTAGTATGCTGTTTTTCTTGGATCCGTTGATAGGTGTTAAAATACCGACTTGTCTGTAATTTGTGTCTGGAGCGACGGCACCAATATTGGTTGAAACATTAATGGGGACCGCTCTTGGCATAAATACTGGACTTATACTGTTTGGATTATTAAAATAGTTTTCATTTCGTAATGGTGGCACATATGGATTTAATAGAACATCATTGGATCCACCGAAACCATATCCATATCCATATCCAGCATCAGTATTATTGTAAAATGAATTAAATATGTCGATTTTTTGAGGGGATTGAGGTTGGTGTGGTTGCTGGTGTGATGGTTGTTGATTTGTTGATGGGTTCGCTAATTGATACTTATTTTTAAAAAAATAAATATAGATGATGTAAAACAATACGCATAAAATAATTACTAAAAATACTAGAGTAATATTTTCTATGCATATAACACCTGGAGGGCATTTTTTTGTATGAATGGTCATTTGGTTTGGTTTCTTAATGCTATATAATATAATTATACTATAAAATTATATTATACATGTTTTATGTGTTTTATGTGTTTTATGTGTTTTATGTGTTTTATGTGTTTTATGATTGATGTACTATGATAAATTATTTTTCTATTTGTCCTATCTATCCCATTTATTCCATCTATCCCGTATTACCTAATATATTACTCAGTCCTGGTAGGCCTTTCATATCTTTGAGCAAAGTTTGAGCAGTTGCCATTATAATTTGCATTTTATCTAGGTCTAGCTGCTTGGGAGTATAATTCTCCATACTCTCCGTTTTTGGCTTTTTTTGCATATTTTGCATACCTGATGTCACATTAGATGTTGTTGAAGGTGTCATAGATGCTGGACCTGGTGATGATGATGTACCATTACCAACAATACCATTCAAAAAATTGTTACCATTACTATTACCACTACCATTACCATTACCACTACCATTACCACTATTACCAAATAAATGATTACCACTACCATCAACATGATTACCACTACCATCAAAACGATTACCACTACCATCAAAAATGTTACCGGCCATGCCTTCTCTAGCCATTCTATTATTTTTTGAACTCATAAATAAATTGGTTATTAATAATGCAACTAGTAATACAATTGCCATATTTTTACTAAACAAATAAGTAATATAACCTACTAAAATGAATAAAATGATTGCGTTAAAATTATTCATAATAATATAAGCAAAAACATTAAATACTGCTAAAAATGCTACAAAATATAAAAAGTAAATATTGTTGAATAAATTGTCAAGGGTCTTTGGCATTTTCATTTTTTGATGTTTATATAATCAATATATAATATAATATATATTTATTTTTTATTTTCATATAGAGATAAAATAAAAAATTGATTAACAAATTGGAATATAATAGAACTAATACAAATAATATAAATAGTATATCTATAAAACTGTATAAGCAGTATATAATACAAATAAATAACGAATATGTCCCGTTGTGTAAGCAAAAAAACAACAACCAAATCAAAATACTACATTGGTATATGTGAATTACACCACGATTTATTGCATGGATTTAATGAAACTAGTAACACTGAAGTAAAATGTCATTATTTATTGATGGAAAAATTCGGAAATTTTCATAAATATATTGTTAATGATGTCTATAATTTTCGATATGAGGATGATGTGGATCATCTGGATAATCAGGAATTGGAAAATTCTAATTCAAGCATTGTTGATTCAGATGATGAAGTTGAAAATGATAATCCTAAATTGATTGATTTATATAGATACAAATATTCCATTTTATTGAAATCTCCAACATTCATGAATAGTTGCCATTCTATCATAAGAAATTATCACAATATTATTAAATCGTTATACTATATACAACCGCATATAGTAGAATGTGTTTATTTACCTGCACCAGGCAGTGAGTGTGTTGCTATTTTAAAAACATTTTGGTTAAAAATTGTACAGCGTAGATGGAAGCGCGTGTATAAACAAAGAATGGATTTGTTGTGCAGTGTTCCTATGATGCGTTTGAGAGAAATAAGAAGCGGATCGTTTGTGTATGAGAAAATACATGTTCCTGGATTGAGGGGAATGTTGAATGGGTTGTAATGGGTTGATGGGTTGATCTATTAGCATTTCTTGTGAATTTTACGTTTGGTTGCCCTTTTCTTTTTCATTCTTTTGCCACCTGACATTATCTTTTTAGCTGTTCTTTTTTTATTGCGTCGTCTTTTTGATGAAGATGAGCCTGATGAGGATGATCTTCTTGCAGTCGATTTACGACGCATTTGGGATGATGAATATCGGTAACCGCCTCTACGAATTGGATTATTAACATAAACTTCATCAAATCCAAAATCATTGTCTTTTGATGCAACTGGAGAGTTTTGTAATTTATCTTTCATTTGATCAATTAATCTTTGTATATTAGTTATATCAGTGTTATCTGTAGGATACATGTTATTTATATAACTGGTTGCTTCATCTAATAATTTATCAATAGCAGTCATATTATTAATATTGAGTGATTGTTGTTCATTTAATTGATCAATTTCAATTTGTTTATCTGCTATTTTTTGATTTAAATCTGCTATTTTTGCTTGATCTTCTGGATTTGTACGAGGTTGATTTTTCAAATTATCTCTTTCCGATACCAATGTTTCCTTTTCCGTTTTTAATTCATCTAACTCTTGGGTTGTACTTGCATGATTATTAATATATGAATCTAATAATCCATCCATAGATTGTAATCTTGCATACAAACCTTTATATTGTTCCAAAATGTTTTTTTTATCATTAATTGCTTTTTTTAAATTATTAAATGCTGGTTGCAAACTTCCAGGAATAGTATCTATATTACTATATTCAAAATCTAGTTGAGGTTGATTTGGTTGTGCAGGTGCTGATACAGGTGAAGATGACGTTCTACCTCGGAAGTAATTTAAAATATTAGACATATTATAAATATATTATTGTTATTATTATATTATCACAATATTTTTATTTTTGTACATACATAAAAAACTAAAAACACAACCACCTAAACACCAATAATTTCATTTATTTTTTCGCGGATTTTCTTTACTTCACTCGTTATTTCTCTCTGATCGTCCTTTGCTTGTTTTATATCTTCATCTGTTAATTTTCCAGAAACAATCAAATCTTCCACATATTGTTTTATGGAATTCATTGCACGTATTTGTCCTTCTTTTTGTTCCACAATATAGTTATGATAATTTTCATAATCATGCTTGATTGTTTCTAAAAAATGATTTTGACGCGATAGTTTTTCCAATTTTTTCTGTTTTTCCAATAAAAATCGTCTTCTTAATTGAATTTCATCTTCAATTTTCAACAAATATTGGTCTCTTTTTGCTAAATCCATATCGTTGGATTGGTTTTGGTTGTAAGGGAAGTCAAATGAGTCTATTTCCATTTCTTCCCTATTGTTACTCATCCTATCCATATTCATATCCATATCCATGTCCATATAATCTGGATTTTCTTGTTCATATGGGTATGTGTATGGGTCCATTTGCACGGGTTGTCCAGGCATTTTTGTTGTCATATCGAATTCTATTTTCATTTTTATGTATCCAATAATATAATATCCTACAATATAATTATTCAATAAAATAATATTTATATTTATTATATTATTGAATTACAATCTTTTATCTATCTATCTCTACCATGAGTATAATATTTATTCACTATAGGGTATTTCTGATATTGTTATGTATAATGTTGTATCACTCTAATAATATATCATTTCGTATTTTGAAAACAGCCATTCTCAATTTTTTACCTACTGTCAAATTACATCATATTATTTTATTATCTGAAAACCCAAGTCACCATGTTTATACTTTGGATTTTACACCAATCAATCAAACAAATATAACAACATTGGTAAAATTACTACTCGGACAAAATGTGGATGCTGAAGTTCGATTACGATATATAAAAATGGATAATGGATGTGACATATACAGTGATACCGCATTTGTAGAGAAATGGGATAATATCAATAAACTAAATGAAAAAACGTCCAAACAACTAACAAAAAACACATACAACAATATAAACAACAAACAAATACAAAATATAATCAAATCGTCTTTTCTATGGTCTGAACACATGAATATTTATAATCACAACTGTCAACATTTTAGTAAATATGTATATAAGATTTATTTGTCTACTAGTAATACTAGTAAAAATAAATGAATATTCGTTATCAACAAACATTTTTTTTATGATTATATATAATAAAAAAATATACAAATGTATCGACATATATTCAACCGAGTAAAAGCAATCATACCCAAAATTTCCGAAACTGAAATAACCGCATTAAAATCTGGCGGTGTATCCATTGATCGTGAAATATTCAAAGGAAAAATCAATTATTGTAAATTATATGAACCCGTTCAAAAATCAATTACTACCCTGACAGAAAAAACAATGGAACATGAAATTGAAGAGGTATTGAAAATCACTGGGCAAAATCCGATTTATCCCAGTAATAACATTCATTATATTATGAGTCATTTAGGTAAAAAAGGTTTCTTAAGCATGATCATTGATAAAAAGTACGGTGGAAATCGTATGTCAATTGAAAGACAATCAAAAATCTTGTCAAAAATATCCTCTTATAATCCTTCGTTGGGTGTCGCTACCATGGTACCTAATTCTCTCGGACCAGCTGAATTAATCCAACATTATGGGACGAATTCACAAAAAGAATACTACTTGCCAAAATTAGCGGATGGCACATTCATTCCGTGTTTTGGTTTAACTGGTCCCAATAATGGAAGTGACGCGGTTGGAAATATTGATGAAGGGTTTGTCGAAAAAATTGACGGAAAAACAAAAATTCGCGTTGTTTTGAATAAACGATATATTACATTGGCTCCTGTATCCAATCTCATGGGTATTGCGTTTAAATTAAATGATCCATATGGCATATTAAAAAACTCAAAAGAAGGGATTACATTGGCGTTAGTAGAAAGTTCTCAACATGGATTGTCGGAAAAAACATTTCATAATCCAAACAATTCTGGTTTTCCAAATGGTACGATTAAAGGGACTATTTTTATTGATCCTGAACAAGTAATTGGAGGTGAAGATAAAATAGGTGAAGGTTGGAAAATGTTAATGGAATGTTTGGCGGTGGGTCGTGGTGTCAGCTTACCTGCAACAGCAAACGGTTCTTCCAAATTTATTACACATTCTATCATGAATTATATCAATCTAAGAAAACAATTCAATATGAATATAGGAAACATGGAAGCAGTTCGAGAGAAATTCATTGACATGTACATAAACACATGGATTATTCATGCTTCTGTCAAATATACCAATTTTATTTTGGATGGCGGATCTACACCTTCGGTGATTACTGCGATTATGAAACAACAAACTACTGAACGCGCACGTCTTATATTAAATCACGGAATGGATATATATTCAGGTAGTGCTATTTGCACTGGTGAAAATAATTTCTTTACTAAATTTTATAATTCATCCCCTGTAGGTATTACAGTAGAAGGTTCAAACACACTCACTAGGGGATTAATCATATTTGGACAAGGATTAAATAAAAGTCACCCATATATTTTCCCCATTTTTCAAAGTATTCAAGATGAGAATCTAGGCGAATTCAAAACAAATTTCAATAAACTGGTAGGGGAGTTACTATATAACTATGCGTTATTATTGAATCCTATGCGTAATTGCATGATAGATCAACCACAAAAAAGACTGGACAATGCAACGTTGAAATTCAGCATATTGGCCAATTTTATAGCACTCATGGGAGGAAGTATCAAATCAAAACAAATGATATCTGGAAATATGGCGGATATTTTATCCAATTTATATTTGAGTTATTCACTCCTGTGGTATCATTATCATCACCATGATAACAACGCAAACAACAATATATTGTTGAGAAATGAATGCATTGATTATTTGATCAATGAATTAGAGTATAAAATGAATTTGGTGGTAGATAATTATCCGATTGCACCATTACGACCTTTTTTGTTTCCAATTAAAAATACTATTAGGATGCCTACATTAGAAAATAAAAATCATCTATACAAATATATTTTGGAAAATCATGAATTGCACGATCTATTCAAAAATGATATTTATTATAAGGGAACTGTCTTGGAGAAAATGGAGCAATTAAAAAAACTAAAGCCGAATACGCCAGAATACCAAAAATTATATCAAAATATTATTCGTGTTGGTGAATATCCTGTACAATCACCGTAGGTTGTATGTTGTATGTTGTGTGTTGTATGTTGGTGCGTTCAAAATTCGGGTTTTACATAAAAAAATATATAGAAAAAAATATTAAAATCTATCCAGTATAATATTTAGGAATTAGAAACCGCGATTAAAACAAAATGTCTCGTAATAATACTGAACCCATATTAACACGTAATGATAACCGTTTCGTCATGTTTCCAATCGAACATCAGGATATTTGGGAAATGTATAAAAAATCAGTGGATTGTTTTTGGCGCGCGGAAGAAATCGATTTGTCGAAAGATTCTCTTCATTGGGAATCGCTAAATCATGACGAGAAATATTTTATTTCTATGATTTTGGCTTTTTTCGCTGCAAGTGATGGAATTGTTTTGGAGAATTTGGCTACGCGTTTTATGGGAGATGTTCAAGTTGCAGAAGCCAGAGCATTTTATGGTTTTCAAATTGCAATGGAGAATATTCATAGTCAAACCTATAGTTTATTAATTGAAACATATATCAAGAACTCAGAGGAAAAACATCGTCTGTTTAATGCATTGGAATATTTCCCATGTATTCAAAAGAAGGGAGACTGGGCACAAAAATGGATTAATGATAATCGAAGTGGTTTTGCTACGCGTTTAATTGCTTTTGCATGTATTGAGGGTATTTTCTTCAGTGGTGCATTTTGTAGTATTTATTGGTTGAAAAAACGCGGATTAATGCCTGGATTGACCTTTTCAAATGAGTTGATATCGAGAGACGAAGCTCTTCATACCGAATTTGCTATTTTACTTTATAAAAAACTGGTGAAGAAACTTCCAAAAACACGCATTCATGAAATTATTCGAGAAGCAGTTGAAATAGAAAATGAGTTTATTTGTGAAGCGCTACCATGTAGATTGATTGGTATGAATGCTGGATTAATGACGCAATATATACAGTTTGTGGCGGACCGTCTTTGTTTGCAACTAGGATATGATAAAATATACAATGTATCAAATCCGTTTGATTTTATGGAACTTATATCATTAGAGAGTAAAACTAATTTTTTCGAAAAAAGAGTAGATGCTTATGCATTGGCTACAAAAACTATGGAAGGAGATGTTTTTGAGTTTAATGCGGAGTTTTAAGCTGGGATAAGAGCAGGATTTTTTGGATTATAAATACCTTTTAATTCACTACCTGGTACGCGTTCTCCTGACGCTTTTTTTATTCTTGATCCATTCATTCCCTCTTGATAATGCATGTAATTCATACCTATATCTTTACTAAAACCTCGAATATCGGAATTGATGTCTCTCCATAAGAATGCATAAAAAGAGAAATATGTCCCTAAAAGCAGGGCTAAAACTAATATACTAAACAAAAAAAGGTATTCGGATGACTTGTATTTGTTGGATAGTTTCATTTGTTTCATTCTATGTGGTTGGTTGATGTTAGGTCTAATATATTATATAAAGATATAATATATATTATTGCATATAAATTAATTATTTATAACAAGCATTAGAGTCACCACAGGTGTTTCCCTTAATACACATAGGCTGACAATAATTACTTTGTTCTAGACATGAAACATATCCTGAAGGACATGAGGATGTAGTTGAACTTTTCATCCCTTCATAATAATTCATATAGTGGGTTTTACTAAATCCTGTTACTTTGGAATCAATATCTCTCCATAAGAACGCATAAAAAGAGAAATATGTCCCTAAAAGCAGGGCTAAAACTAATATACTAAACAATAAAATATATTCAGATGATTTGTATTTGTTGGATAATTTCATTATATATTAGAGTAACATTTTTGTGTAGTACATAAAAAATATATTTATAAGAATATAAATATATTATACGTAAATATACCAAACATGATCACATGCAGATTAATGGGTGGATTGGGAAATCAATTATTTCAGATTTTTACTACTATTTCATATGCTATTAAACACAAACAGATGTTTAAATTTGAATATTCTGATATTTTGACGATTGGCGTACCTAGACCCACTTATTGGAATTCCTTTCTCTCAAAACTGAAACCATTTACATTTTCAACAGCACATGACGTTTCTACACAAACAAATAATGTAATAAATGAGAAGGGGTTTCATTATACTGAATTACCTTGGTCTGATATATTGGACAATACACATATTATTTTGGTAGGATATTTTCAAAGTCACAAATATTTTTCCATGTTTTATAATACGATTTGTAGAATGATCGATCTAGACAATCAAAAACTAAACGTAATATCAAAATATCGTGGATGTTTTGAAACGAATAATGAAACTGGCAATGAAAACAGGAGTGAATTTGAAAAATTTATTGGTATTCACTTTCGACTAGGTGATTATAAAAAAATACAACATATTCATACCATACTGAATAAAGAGTACTATGAAAAAGCGCTTTTGTATGTCATGGCTGAAACTGAAAAAAAAGATTGGAATGTAATGTATTTTTGTGAAGAAAAATCCAACAAAGAAGTAGAAGAAACAATTGAATATTTGAAAAAACGATGTTCAAAATGTAATTTTATTAAAGTGCCAGATTCAATACCTGATTGGGAACAAATGTTATTAATGAGTTGTTGTACGCATAATATTATAGCAAATAGTACGTTCAGTTGGTGGGGTGCATATCTAAACGCCAATCCAAATAAAATTGTTTGTTACTCTAATAAATGGTTTGGACCATCTTCTAAAAATCATAAAACGGTTTATATGAATGATGATCTATTTCCTTCTACATGGACGATGATTGAATAAATAAACAAATCATTGCATATTTGATTCCGTGTATGTGTATATTACATTCTAATTTTGGTCTGGATATGAATAATCATCATTTCCACCTTCATCATAATAAAATTCATTATTATTTTGCCCTAAACCTTTTTTATTGGTATTTTCATTGTCTTTTATTATTGGTTTTTTTTGTAATGAATTAATATATTTTAATATTACAAACAATATCAAAAACAAAATAACACATAATATTATTCTATTTGTGTGGTTCATTATTTTTATGTACGCCTCTGACAACTATATATTTTACAAACAAATAAAATATATAATATTGTATATAATTTTTGCGTTTTGAAGTTTTGGTGGTTTCACGTTTTGATGTTTATTCTTTGTCAATTGTAACCTGTTTTGCAATTTTTTTGATTATTTTTTCTTTGTTTTTATCACTGTTACCTGGAAATCCACCCATTGTCTCCATGATGATTTGATTGTATTCATCTGATTTTTTGGAATCGGATTTCATACAATCTGGATATTTTTTTTGAAATTCTGGTAATAAACCCAGGTTTTTACTTACAACACTACTAATCACCTGTTTTATTTTTTGTTTATCATCTTCTTCTTTTTCCCATTTATCGTCGTCTTTCACATACATAATTTCTCTCTTTATATCACTACAATGCACCGGGCGTTTCTCCACATCCAATGCTTTCAGGTTTTTGATGATTATATTGGAGATTCCTTCTACATAACCTAGTTTCCCAATACTTTCTAGATCGGATAGCTGGAGAGAAATATTCTCAATAAATTCTGATATATTCATAGCATCTTTGCATGTCTCGTTCAAAAAAAACTGTAAATTGAATGTTTTGTTATGACTGTTGCTTTGATTGATTGTATTGTTATTTGTTGTATTATTTTGTTGTATAGTGTCTTTTTTGCATATCTCCATTATCATATTTTTTAATTCCTTGTTTTCGTTCATCAAATATTTTATAATATCGTTGTTGGGTAGTGGCAGTTGATCCGATTTTTCCAATTGATTTGTTACTATAACTTCATCACTACTTTCTATTGATATGCATATTTTCAAATGTTTCCATAAGCCAGATCTAGTGTTATATATCTTACCACAGCTGCATGTATGGTAAGGGGATTTTTGGGGATTTTTGGTTTCCATTTTGTTTCCATTTTGTTTCCAAACATGTTTATCGGTTGATAGATGTTTTGTAAAATCTTTCTTGTTACGACATTTGTATTGACAAATTTCACATATAAAATCGAGGGGACAAAAAATCCCCATTTTTGTTTCCATGTTTCCTAAAATAGGAAACCAAAAAAATCCCCAAACTCAAACGAAAAATTTGTAAAAAAAAACATGCTAACAATTTAATAATTATTATTTTGGTGTTATGACGAACATGGTAACACCGTGTTTTTTATTATTTTTTTCAAAAGTTTTTTTTAATTTTCAATTTTGGACATTTATTTTTGTCCATTTTTTATTTTTCAAAAAACTTTTGTGAAATTTATTTCACTTTTTTGAAATCAAAGAAAAACAAAAATATTATAAATTTTTGTTATAATATTAATTCATATATCGTAACAAGATAAATCATATGAATATATTTACCTAGCTAAATATTTTTTGTATATCAGTATTTATCAATACACTACTATAGTCATTGTATCTTTGCATGTTTCATTTTAAAAAACGAATGATTAAATGTTTTATATTACTACTTGTTTGATTTATATTGTTGTTGTATTGTTTTTTTTGCATATCTCCATAATAATATTTTTCAATTCTTTGTTTTCATTCATCAAATATTTAATAAAATCGTTATTATCTGGTTTTTCAGAATGATTATTGCACACATCATTCTTGCTGTTTTTTTTGTGTTTCCATAATCCAGATTGTGTATTGTATTTTTTTCCACAACTACATATAAAAGTCGGTTTATTTTCTCCTAAAATACCGTGATTTGTTTCCATTTTGTTTCCAAAAAACGGTGATAAATGTTTGGCAGTTTTTATGTGAATATTCCAATCCCATTTACGCTTACAAGTAAAAGAACATTTTTCACAAGTTATGGTAACACCGTTTTTTTGCCGTGATTTTTCTTCCAATACTTCCATTTTATTTCCACCTATAAAAATGTCCAATATTATAATTTTGCCTTTTTTACGAAAATAAAAAAATTTATCGTAACAAAATGAAAATTATTTTTTTGGTGACCTTACCTTAAATTTTTTTATGGTAACAAAATTTGTTTTTTTCAAAAAGTTTTTTGAAATCAAAGAAACCCAACTGAAAAAAAGGTACTACGCATCAGATCTACACCATTTTAGCTGTCATACATGTTCGTTTTTCATTAAACGTTGTATAAAACGCTCTTTGTCTCTACTTTCATTCATATAAATATTTATTAGTTCAGCAGGTGAGTAAAAACGTTCTTTTATGTTTTTTATAGCATCATCATCGATTGATTCATTGAATAAATGAACATACATTTCTTTTAATATCTGGTGGGATACATTGGATAATTCCAATGTCACATCAATTCTACCTGGACGTACTAATGCTGGATCCAATTCATGATAATGATTCGACGATATAATCATAATTCTTCCCGGTGTTTCACGAATACCATCCCATAAATTTAAAATATCGTCCAATGTTATGGGTTCATCATCTAATAATAGTTTGGGTATTTGATAATTGTTTTTATTTGCATTTTCACTCGAAATTAACGTTTCTAATATATCACCCACATTTATTTTTGTGTTGCATGAAATATTCTCATTATCTATCTTGTTTTCAAACGCAGGAATTTGTTTATTTTTAAGTTTTTCTCTATTTAATACAATATCACCGATGCAATCAATATCTTCAAAAACTATGATTTTTTTGTCAAATCCTATGCTATTTTTTTTATTGTCTACATTGTAACGTTCTTCAAAAAATATGCTATCCAGTTGTTTTTTTGTTTTTATTAATTTTAATGAAATGACTACAATATGACGATCCGTATAATTTGCGATTGATTTTATCAATGATGTTTTACCTGTACCCGGAGGACCATACATTCCAATACCTATTGAATAGGGAATTCCTTTTTCATAATACCATTCTTTATTATTCATAAAAAAATCGATTTTTTGAATCAATATTTCTTTATTTTCGAAAAAAATATTTCTGAATTTTCTAGTACTTGAGAATATATTTTCATCCCATAATTCATATTTATTGTCTTCATATTTTGCTTTGGTAAGAGTATAAATAAAACGTTTATTATCACGTGAATCTTCTATCGAAGCTAAATATTTTTTAGTAATATTTTCTACGAAATTTTTTATAATATTAATATCGCTTTTATACGAAAATAATTGAATAGTCACTTTTTCAATTCGATTGATTTGTTTTGAATTTCTTTCTTTTGAATTTTGTTTATCGCCTTCTTGATCTTCGTTTTGTATTGTTGTACGTGCATATATTTCATGTTCTTTTGATATAATGAATTTTTCGTTTTGAACTACCATGTAAATACCCAAATCACGATTTTTGTTGTAGGAGGTATTCCCAAACGAATATTCTTTAATATGTTGTATTGTATTATTTTCATTTGTGTTTTCTATTATATATATCCATAATGCACGAAAACGATCACTAAATGAATGGGATTGATTTAATTCGCTTTCGTAATATGTAGTAGATAATGAGATTTTACCGTCATATTCAACTACATTCTTTTTTCTATAAAAACTATTCAATTCAAATAAACTGAACCAATTTAGTAATTTAACAAAATAATCATTTAATAATTGTAGTAAATATGTGAATATTGATAAGACAACCGTAGTTATAAACGCGTCTAAAAGTGGCGTACCTGTTTTGAATTTATCGAATATAATCATGTTCATAATGTTTCCAGATATAAATTTTAATTCCTTGTCTAGATTGCCAATACCAAACATCTTATTATAATATAAACTATTTTGGATTTATATCATTATAAATAATTATTTAACAGAATTTGAAAAAATAAAATAAACTCTATTATTATAGAGAATGGCAGATTCAAAAAAAATGTGCGCTCCCGCAATGTTGTATTTTGTTGTTGCACTTATAGTATTAATCATCAATTTTTTGAAAACATTTAGTTTTGGTTATTTAATTGTTACGTTTATAGTAATCATGTTGTGGTCGTGGTTCTTGAACTTTCTATGTAATTCAGGATTTTCTTTTATTTCATGGATACTGGTTATAATACCTTTTTTAACGTTTTTAATGTAAGACAAATATATTATAGTATATACGATAATAATGTTATATACTATAAATTTTTTATTGATTACTTACTACAACTTTATTATAATCCAACATGTATTTTCGAAAATTGGTTTTTCGCCCCTGGATATCACTATAATCTTCTCTCTGAATCACTGATAAAGGAACAATTAAAAACCAATTATCTTTGTTTTGTAATAAAAACCAATATCTGTCTATACTGTACATATGTGGTTTATCTGGATTTTTCATATAAAGCCCTATCCCCTTTTTATAATTATCAATAAGAGTGTCATAATAATGTTTTTGAACAATATAACCAGTCGTAGTTTGACAATTGGATACTTTTATGCATGTTTCATCTATGGGTTGATATGGTAACATATTATTTCCTGCCAACAACAAAACATCCCAGTTTGCATGGTTTTGTAAAAACGTGGCTAATTGACGTTTAAAAAGCTCAGGATCCAAAAATTCGATATCATCTTCTAATATACATACATGATCCCAATTATTTTCCTTTGCCATTTGAATGCATTTTAAATGACTCATACTACATCCAATAGCTCCATTGGTCATTTTAATTGCATTAAAACGAGTGCCAGTAAAACCAATTTTTAATAATTCTTTTTTTATTTTCATGTCTCTATCTGGGCGTGAATCTAAATTAATGTATAAAACATGTTTTATATCAGATATATACATAGGATAATAAAAGTATTAGATATATAATTATTTAAACACAATTTATTTAAATAATTATATATTTAAATAATCAAGAAAAATGATAATTTATTCAGTATCAGAATTTACGAATATTCTAGAAACGGAAAATAGAGATAATATAAATATTTTTTGCCAATTTTTCATACATTCAAACAAAGAACGACAATTGGAATTTTTAAAATGTTTGAAATTCAATGTTAAAAACAAATATATAACAAAGATTTATTTATTAAATGAACGTATATACACAGACGAAGAATTGAATATATCAAGTAATAAAATTGTACAGGTTGATATTAAAAACAGATTGAAATTTAAAGATGTTTTTGATTATATAAATGATAATAATATTCAAGGGTATAATGTTATTATAAATTCTGATATATTTTTTGATAAAACTATAAAAAGATTATTTAAATCAGATATACATTTAAACAAAAAAATGTATTCTTTATTGAGATATGAATATAATGAAACAGATATTAAAAACTCGAAATTATTTGGTCCAAGAGGAGATTCACAAGATACATGGATTATTCATTCTAATTTTTCTATTGGTAAGAAAGAGAGCAGAGTTTTTAATTTTGAGTTTGGAAAACCAGGTTGTGACAATAAAATGATATATTTAATGACTATATTAGGATTTGAGGTATTAAATGATCCGGAATATATAAAATCATATCATTTACATAATACTAATGTACGTAATTATTCGAGTGTCGATAGAGTTTCACCTCCTTACGAGACACTAATGCCTAAAAAATCATATTTAGATATTAAAGATATTCAACAAAATGCTTATTTTAATATAATATATAATGACAAGTATAATCATAAAAAAAGTAACGCAAAATTATATGAATATATTAGTAAAAAAATAGAAAATAACCAGAATTTTATAATTCCACGAATATCATGCATAGAGACCCAATATGCTACATTTACAATGATGTTATCATTACCACAATATAAAAATCAAATAATGCAAATATTAGAATATTTAGAAAAAGCTAAAACAACAATGAAAAATAATGCTGGAATTAAACTAACATCTATGGAATCAGTATTAAAATATTCACAATTATATTTGGATGCGTTTGGTTTATGTGATTTATATTGTGGATGGGCACCATTTGATAATGTTTATAAAACAATATCACAATCCCATCAACTATTAGAGGAATTATATAAAGATAAAGAGACAGTTTATTCTGAAGTTTTAGATATTTATCATTATATTTATTCTACACCATGGACAAGAGCGTTTAAAGGGAAACGACTTTTAATGGTGTCTAATTTTGCAGAATCGATTGAGAGTAAAATCCATGATAGAAAGGAAATTTACGGTATTGATCTATTTCCGGATTGTGAAATTATAACGATTCGACCCCCACAAACACAAGGATCAGAAGCATCAGAAGAATTTGATATTGAACTAAATAAATTTACAAAACGACTCGATGAAATAAAGGATCAATATGATATTGCATTGGTGTCATGTGGAGGATATGGTAGTTTGGTCTGTGCGCATATATATAAATCAGGAAAATCCGCAATGTATATTGGGGGTGTTCTTCAAATGTATTGGGGAATTTTAGGTAGTAGATGGTTTGAAAATAGACCAGATATTATAAGATTATTTTTAAATAAACATTGGACAAGAGCAAGAGAAAGTGAAAAACCACTCAATCATAAAAATATTGAGGGGTCATGTTACTGGTGATGTAATTACCGTATAAGCATTTTTGGATTTATGTATAATTTACATCCCCTATTTATCATATTTTTATGAAATGGAACATGCTCACATATTTGATTATCTAAATGTGTTGGTTCAACACCAATATATTTTGCATCTCCTATTGATTTTAATTTATATAATCCAGCTCCTCCAAATGCTGAAATAACAGAAATTAATTTACTATCGACAGGATAATTTATAATGTATTTATCAATGCAAGATGTATATGCGTCTTTATGTGAAGCACCTTGTTGTTTCATAACATTTGCATTATTCCAACAACAACTAGTCAAATATTTTTTTTTCCTCAACGCGTATATATCATAATATTTATCAGAGCAATTTGCAAACATAGCATCCCATTGCTCCGCTTTATAAAAAAAGCATGTATGAATAGTGTTTATTAATTTTCCTGATGCTAATACATCATCTAAATCCAACATTAATAGATAATCATATTCGGAATAATTTGTACGTACATGATTTAATATACGATTCCTGCAATGTGCAATTCTTTCTGTTCTATTTTGTATATTTATGTTGTCTTCAAATATGTAATCATAATAATGTTTTTTATTTTCAATTAAAATATTTCGTGTTGAATCTTTAGAGTCATTTTCATAAATTACAATTTTATATTCTTTGAATTGTTTGCCAATTTCATCCATAATAAGTAGATTTCTTTTTATATATTGTGCAACGTTTATACAGCAACCAGTTATAATAACTTTCTGATTTTGCATGATATTATTTTTGTTTTCCATGTGAATATAATATATTTAATGTGATTTATTTATTATATTTACTGCAATTAATAATATTTACATAATACATTCGTTATAATTTGTTTATTTTTACAAATAAATTATATATATTGATTCAATCCATTCACATAATGAGTATTTCCACAACAAATGAAAAACCCACATTGACAGAAAAATTTACACCAGAAGAAAAACGTGAAATAGCGAATAAAATAAAACCGATTACATTGGATATGGTTGATATGGAATACAACAAACTTAAAAACATAGGTAAAAATGCAGAGAATCAATCGCCTAGATCAAGAATAGGTAACAATGTAGTAGATTATTTCACGTTTATGGAGAGACTTCATACGAGGGGAAAATACAATTGTAATTATTTCGAGTTTATACATAACATTGATGAATTTCAAAAAAAGAAATTTATACAGAATATGTTGGAATACTATAAAACCGTCAAAAATAAATCTGGAAAGAAAAACAAATATATTGTATGGAAAGAAACGTACAATATATGTATTAGTGCCATAAACATAATACGACCAATTATGTATATGGAAATATATACAAAATACAATGCTACTAGTGTTTTGGATTTTTGTGCTGGGTGGGGGGGTGCATTGATTGCTGCGGCCGTTTTGGATATTCCAAAATATACTGGTATTGAATTAAATAGTAGTTTGGTAGAACCCTATAAAAAATTACAGGCATACACAAAATCAAAAAACACCAATACTGCAATTGATATGATATTTAAAAGCGCACTAGATGTAGATTATTCAATATTAGAATATGATTTGGTTTTTACTTCACCTCCTTATTATTTTATTCAAAAATATGAACATAATGTTCCGTACAAATCCAAAAAAGAAATGGACGAGTTATTCTATGTTCCACTTTTTTCAAAAACATATCAACATTTAAAACAGAATGGTTATTATATTTTAAACATCAACAAAGAAATATATGAGAATGTATGCATAGGATTATTCGGTGTATGTCATGAAATTTTCTTTTTGAAAAAGAGTCAAAGACAGAATGAATATAAGGAAAATGTATATGTTTGGAAAAAATTGTAATTAATTTATTAGGTATCGATACTTTTTGTTTCAGTTGAAACAGATTCATTAAATTTGTAACAACAATGACAATAGAAATAAATTTTTAAAATCAAAGTTAATAAATTTAACGATGTATTGACAGAATAATTGACAATTATAAAAGTATCAGCATTATTGATACCACTATAAACTGTTCCTAAAATTCCACCAATCAACCATAATGTTGATGAATATTTTGTAGAATCAACATTTTTTATTTGATTTATTGTTATGTAAATTTCGGGTAAATATCCTACAATAATAAAAGTTGAAGAAATTATTGATAAATAAACTGTATGCATTGTTAAGTAAATTATTAAATTACTCTTTATCTTTTTTGTTATATTATATTTTTATTTTGGTAATTTTATAAATAATTTTATTTACAGACCTCTAATAAAATTAACGTCTTCTTATAGTGCGCATTAAAGACGTCATATTCAATTTAGTGCTAGTGGTAGCCTTGGGTTTAATACCCATGTAATTTGCATAATGTGGTGAATATTTATTTATTGGCATATTTATATAACTTACTAATTGATTAACATTTTTGTTAATTTTACTGTTGTTATTATAGATTAATTCTTTTTGATATTCATGCTCAGGTTGTTCATTTAATTTCTTTTCAAAATATTGGGGTGGAGGTCTATCATTTAAATTATAATTATATCCCGCATTGTCATATGGATTTGGAGGTTTGATACCTAAAGCAATCATTTCTTTTCTCTCCTTAGTAGTTGGATAATACGGAATATTTGTCCATGAATCAGTGGATTGATTCATATTATTAATATCACATTTTCTATCTATAGATGGTTCTATTATTTTCTTTTTGGGTTCTCTCAAATCGTAATTATAAAATTCTTTGCTTTCATTATTATAATCAAATGCAGTTAAAAAATGTGTTATATTAATAAAATATATATTAGGATTATCTACATTATATAAATTATCTTTTGGATTTGTAGATGTTGCATCAATATTATATTGTAATCGATATATACTAGTTATACCATCGATTCCATTGTCATTTTTCTCTCGAAGTGAGTCCTTTTTGTTAATTATCCGAGAGATTCCGTCAAATAAATGAAGAATTTGAGGACTACCTATTGGGAAAAAATTGGATCGGTCAATTTCAATATTTGCTTTTTCACACCTTTTTTGCAAACAACTATCCTCTGATCCCCATCCCCAATAATTAGGATAACCGTTTATATCTTCAAAATCAGCACCTTTAATAACAACTATCCCACCCAAAGTATATTTGAATCCATAATAGTGTTTAACAACCCCAGGAGAAGTTTCATAATTAAATATTTTTGTAAATGGTATTGTATCAACATCATTAAAAATAAATGTAATATTTTTATAATCATCAGGATATTTATCTTTTATTGCTAAAAACCCTATATTTTTCACAGCACCGCGATTAAAACTGCGATTATCTGCCTGATGTGAGAAGTAAATTTCATAATCTGTAAAATCTTCCATTATATAAGACATGTATTTACTAAAAAAAAATTTTTGTTCTTCTCTGTTTCTATATGGAACTATAAACACTTTATTTGGTATTTTCTTATTATCAGAAACAGCAGTCATTTTATATGTTTTTATATGTTTAATAAATTGATACTAATGTTATAATTGTAATGTTATTATTAATTATAATTATAATTTATATTTGATTTTTATACTCAATAATCATATTTTTTTAAGATAACTTCTGGAACAATATCATATTTTAATTTTTCCAATTTTTTAAAACACTTGTTAATAGTGACTTCACTAATTTCGCTTACTATTTTAATGTCTTTTTTACTAATATTCAATTTACATAATTGTGATATAAAATATACTATACCTGCTGCAATAGAATGAGGAGTATTTTCTAACATCAATCCATTTTTTTCTATTTTCATGGATATGAATTGACATAATTTGGTGAGTTCGTTATTGATGTTTAATTTACTACAAAATCGTTCAATAAAGGATTCAGGTTTCGTCATACAAAAGAGAGTTTTTTCTTTGTTATCCATATCTTTTTCTAAATTATTAATAATTGTAATTGCATTTTTACAACCTTTTGTTGCGTTAGTAACATCCAAATTAAAAATACCAGCTATTTCTTTTGCAGTTCTAGGATAATTGTTGATTCTACATGAAATATAAATAGATGCGGCTAAAATGCCTTCTCTATTATCTCCTCGAAATGAAAAATCGAAATCCGATATTTTTTTATGGTAACGAATTGCATCATCAATAATAAGTTTTGGAATACCAGCATTTTGCGCCATAATTGTAATTGTTTGAAATTCATCATATTGTGATTTTTCTTTATAAGGCATAGATTGCCATTCAGTATATCTTCTTATTTTAATCATTTCATAGGATGAAGGTCCATTACACAGAATTTTGCATCCATAAGATGATTCTTGTAACAATGGATTAATAGGTAATCCACATCGAGTTGGGTCGCTGTTTTGATTGTCGTCCGCACCATAAAATCTCCACTCCGCGGATTGATCTACTAAATCTTTATAAATAATCCCACAGTTTTTGTTTGTACATGTAAGAAAACCTTCGTCCGAAAATGCCAATATTGATTCACATTGATCACAATTTTCTCTATCACCACATGAACGATATATACACTCTAAATTTTTCTCTTCGGACGTTTTATTTAATACTTCACAATCGAAAATATTCCATAAATGTTTTTTATTAATGTTGTTTGATTTGTTTTTGTTTCGATGGGTTCCATCATGTGATTTAGTTGTTTCTATCATATTATAAAAACTATATCACTTTAATATAATTTAAATATAATTCTACAACTAATATCTTTTTTATTTTATATAAATAAAATTTTAAATCATTTTTATTTATATTGTTTTCATATATTATATTAGATAACATAATGAACAATATATGTTCATATAAAAACATTAATATTTATTCTAGTTTATTTTTTGGGATCACTGCAACAATTGCTTTTATAAATAAAAATTATATATTTGGTTTCATATTTTTAATTTTAATAATTACATCATTAATGGTGCATTCATGTAGGACTAATTATACACTTTTCATAGATAAATTTATGGTTTTTATAATAGCAATTTATGGTTTTTATTTATTGTGTAAAAAATGTAGTAAAAAAAAAATAAATCCTAGGATGATTATTTTATTATGTTTTATATTGGCAAGTTTTTTTGTAACAATATATTTCTATTATTATGGATATTATACAAATCAGTATTCATTTGATAAAGATTTGAATATAGCTAGATTGTATCATTCTTATTTACATTTTATATCAGCATATGGACTTTCACTTGTAAATATATTGTAATGTGTTTTTTATAATAAAAATAAAAGTAATAATATAATATAAGTAAGTATATATAAATATACATTTTATAACTACAATTATTATGGGAAATAATTTATCAACTACAAATCAAACAACCACGTCGTCATTGTCTTATATGGATGATTTAACTGACGTTGAAAAGAAAAAAATATTAAAAGATCATGATTTTAGCTATATATTAAACTATATTGCAACAAGATATATTTTGACGATGGATTTTCAAAGTTTGAAGAATTTACAAGATCCAAAATACTGTGATGAAATGATTATTATTACATCCGATATAATTAAAAAGTATTATAATGAGCATGAGGTTGAATTTTTACAACAAAAAATAGAACAAGGGCAACAAACGAATAAATTGTCAAAAGACAAATTACTTTATTTTAATAAAAACTATTTATCAAATACAGCGGTTGATAACGGTATTAAAAAAAATAGAATGTGTATTGGTATTGCAAAATTTTATATAAAAATAGCGCATATTTTTTCAGCAATAGTCATGACTGTAAATCCTATTTATGTTTATAAAAATAATGATAATCAAACGATAAAAAAATCATTGTTGGAGAAAAAAGATATTCCAAAAGGATCGGAACCAAAAATAGAAAAAATGGGTATTTGCAATGCTAGATTCGAATTATTGAATATTGGGAATAATTTTTTAAATAAAATGAATTTTGGGAATAATACTAAAAATGAAGAATATGATGAAGATGGAAATGTAATAACTGGTAACAATGCTAATAGTATAGAAAACAACACAAATTTACAGAAAAAATATTGTAATATTAATAAAAAAATTTCAACAAATACATCGAAAGAAAATTTATCGGATGAGCCAGGTATTCCAGAATTAATGAATTTATATTATGATAAATATGATTATGAAAAAGGAGAATATAATAATATGTCAGATGAAAGTAGTGAAAGATTTAAGAATGATTTATTTTTATTTTATAAACATTTTAGTGGTATAGAAGAGATAATCAAAAAAAAATATCCGGATTTAAATGAAAAACAATTGAATGAAAAGGTTTCACAAGAATTTAATAATCAGGGAATAAAAAAATTTAGTGATATTAAATTAAAAGACTATAGTTCAACATTTGAAAATATATGTTTTAATAAAATGGGTGATGTTGTTAATAATTCATCATTGGACTATGTAAATGAAAGATCAAATAATGACATGTTAAAAAATGTGCGGTCTATCAACAATAATAATACTAAAAATGATAATACTAACAATAATAAATTAGATTACACCAAGCAACAAGACTTCCTACAAAAATACGCTAAAAATTTGAAAGAAATGTTGAGTACTATCAACATTGAACAAGAAAAATTATTAAATGTTTTGAATGAATTATTTGTTTATGTTGTTGATGTAAATAAAAAGCAAATTATTATTAATCCTGAATTGACAAATGAATCCTTGGATAAAATAGTTATAAAAACACGTGAAATAATAATAGGATTATATTTACAATGTGAAAGTGATTATGTTGATGGTTTAAAACTATATCAAGCATTAATTGAGAGTCAAATGTTTGTCAATGAGAAATCGAAAGAAAATAACTTGAATAGAGATAGAACAAATTTATATAACCCATCTATTTCTACACCCAAAACAAATAATAATTATCCTGCATATTCAATGCTTGATAGGAGTGACATGCAGAATAGGAGTGACATGCAGAATAGGAGTAACATGCAGAATAGGATTGACATGCCTAATAGGTCAGATATGCCGAATAGGTTTGATATGGTTAATAGGAGTGACATGTCTAACCCGTATAATATACCAAGTAAATCCAATATATTTATGCCTAACATGTCTAATAAATCAAACCAATCATCTCTTTTCCAAACCAATAATAATCAAAAATAAATATTACTAATAACAACCATCTATGATAAATAAATAATTATGCATTTAGTACAATTACTTATTATACCTATTACATTGATTCAATTGAATCAATCGACTAATATGAATTATGTAAAAAAAAAATATTATAATAATATAACATCTATGCAGAACGACGAATATATTAACAATACAAATAATACATTTCCTATTCCTAAAATAATTCATACAAGTTTCAAAACATATAAATCTATTCCAAAAGAGTACAATGAAATTTTTAAAAGTTGGAAAACAACAAATCCTGATTGGGAAGTTAAATTTTATTCATATAAAGATAATGAAATTTTAGTCAAAAAAAATTTTCCATGGTTGTATGATACATATAAAAATTTTTATTTTGATGAACAACGATTAGATATGGCCAAAGCATGTTATTTATATTTGTATGGTGGTTTATACGTAGATGTTAATTATTTACCTCTTGCAAATATAGATCCTCTTTTCAATAAATCAAATGATGAATTATATTTTGCATATAATAACAACAATAACAATACACAAAATGCAATTGTTACATCATTTATGGCATCCAAACCTAAAATTAGTTTTTGGTTGTCTTATTTAAAGAATATTATAGGCGACAAAGGATTTATTTTTAGTACCAAATACGGAATTATTAATTCTACAACAGGATCAAAAAAAATTACTAATCTAGTAAAAAGTTACAATGGTACAGTTGGAAAATTGCCTTATAATGATATTAATAGTTGTACTGAATGTAATGAAAACTGTAATCAGAGTTTTTATTTTCACGTTATTAACAATGGTAATATAAATGGTAATTTTATTTCTGATATTGATGTTGTTTTATTCAAATTCATATATTGTTTCTTTAAAAAAAATTGGTTTCTTATAACATTTACAATTGTAATAGCATTTATAGTTTTGTTTATATATTTATGGATCACTTATAAGACGGTTTTAATGATACCACCCTTTTTATTTTTTATTTATAAAAAAATGATGAAAAAAGTTGATAGTGTAATTGACAACGTGAAAACAGACATAGGTCATAATATAGACAATTTATCTCATTTAATAAAAAAATCAACACCTAAACGATCGAATAAAAAAGAGAAAAAAGAATAAAATTATAGTAGACGGATAGATATATTATATATTATAGGTGTAATATATAATGTATATATTTAACATTAAAAAAGCTAGTATTCATTTGATTATAGTGTCATTTCTAGTCTATATTTTTGTAAATATAATAGAAAACACTATACATTATAATATTGGTAAATTTAGTAATCAAGATGAATATCATTTTGATATTCCAACCAAAAAAGATTGGATAAGAATTATAGTAATAATGATTATTTTTGCATTATTACAAGGTTTTCTTACCTATTATTTCAACCGTGTAAAATAAACAGCTAAAGTATTTTTATTTTATCCTCTAAATCATTGAACAATTCATCATTATATATTAGTTTTCCCGATGGTTTATAAGAATTAATAGGTGTATATTTTTTATCATCCTTTGACTTGGTTTGTATATTTTTAGAGTTGTTTCCATTGTTGCCATTGTTTCCATTGTTTCCATTATTATAATCATTGTTTGTAATATATCTCATATCATCATCATCTTGTGAGACTTTTTTACCGTATTCATCTAAAACAATTCCAGTTTTTGATTTTATTTCATTTCTCACATAAGAAGGGACCCAATGTTTCCAACAAATGAAAATTGTGTTTGGATGGTAATATTGTACTATAAATCCATTAGTCTTTAATTTATTAATTAAATAAGCAATAAGCGTACCTTGATCATATTTAGGAACACCTATAATAATTTCAGGTACTACATACCAACAGAACTGTTCATCGATTTTTTGTCTAGACGTAGTTTTAATTTTCACATGAATTCGATTCAATATTTTGTTAAATAATTCTAATTTATTTAAATCCATTTGCTGTTTTTTTTCATATAGGCTGTCAATGTTTATTTTTTCAGTAAAATCGACAGTATTTTCTAGAGTAAATATATTCGCCATTTTATATTGTGCTATATTATGTTATGTTAATAATATACTATACTATACTATTCCTTCCTAATACAGAAAATATAGAAAAAAATTATACAAAATGATTTTATAAGTCACTTGTATAAAACACAAAACACAAAACAAATGACAATTAAAAATATTGTTTTTTCTGGTGGTGGTCATACATTTTATCAGTCATTAGGTATTATACAAACATTGGAAAAAAATAACATATGGAAAATAGAAAATATTGAGAAGATATATGGCACATCCGCAGGTGCATTATTGGGTGCGATTTTATGTTTAAAATTTGATTGGGAAACGTTGAATGAATATTTTTTAAATCGACCATGGCATGATGTTTTTAATATAGATATTAATTCAATTTTATCCATTTTTAATAAAAAAGGTTTTTTTAATATAAATCAATTAGAAAGATCATTTAAACCATTATTACATGCAAAAGATTTAAGTTTGGATATTACATTAAAAGAGTTATATGAATACTCCAATATTGAATTACATATGTATTCATTTGAAATAAATCATTTTAAATTAGAAGAAATTAGTTATAAAACACATCCAGATTTGTCTTTAATGACTGCATTATATATGTCTTCATCCTTACCAATTATGTTTTCACCTTTTTGTATTGATAACAAATGTTATATAGATGGTGGTGTTGTTACTAATTATCCGTTGATATTTTGTATAGAGCAAAATAACAAAATAGATGAAATTTTAGGAATTAAAAATGTATTTGATGAAGAATGCAATAATGTATGCAAAGAAAAGACTGATGATGTTACAATAGAAGAAAATACAATTACAAGAAATAAATCAAACAATATCAACAATGATTCCTCATTACTTGATTTTTTAATTAGTTTTTTTCAAAAAGTGATATTGAATTTAAATATAGATAATTTAAAGCACACTATAAAACATGAAATAAATTGTCAATGTCAAAGAGTAACATTTACTTTTTTTAACCAATTTGTATCTTCTATCGAAACCAGAAAAAATTTATTAGAAAATGGATTAGAATGTGGTAATCAGTATATACAAAAATTATCAGAGAAAGATGTATAAATATATTTATATAAAAATATTTATATAAAAAATAATTGATAGTAATATTATTTTTATTTATTTAATGTTATAAGACGTTTATAGAACACTATTTAAAAATTGTGTTAATGATTGTTGTGTTGGTTTAGCATCAAAATCAATAACTTGGTTGCCCTTTACTAATTTAATAGTAGGGTAACCTTCGATCTTGTATTGATCTACCATTTGTTGAATTTGTTGTGTTTCAGTTGTGCAATTTACTTCTGTAAATGTAATTGTATATCCGTTTATTATTTTTCCATTATATTGTGATTTTACTTTCTCCCATTCAGGTTTAGCAGTTTTGCAATGCGGACACCAATCAACGTAAAATAATATTAATTCAGCTTGGTTTGTGTTGCCACTAGATTCATTATATACTTCCGCTGTATTTATACTGTTAGTTTTCAATGTAGGTTTTATGTAATACACATAAATAGAGTAACCAATAATGATTAATATGACAGCAAATATAACGTATGTGAAAGTCGTCATCATATTGGATGATCCTTGTTTTATAGCACCACCAGTCATTGCAGAAACAACATTCGTGTTTTTATTAAAAAAAGATTTGGCTTTGTTTGCTAAGTTATTAAAGATTTGATTCGACATGTTTGGTTTCTGTTATTTAGTCGTTTGTAACTTGTATTTATATATAACGTAGAATAAAATACGTTAATAATTAAACGAATGTTTATATTTATACTAAATATATTCCTATTTTTCTTATGATGATTATAAAATCATCCTCTTGACAATCATTAATATTAATAGAAATATAAAAATAGAAAATATATAACTACATATAATATTGGTTCTGATATTACTTGTTTCACTACTAGCAAAATTGGAATCAGAAAACACAGAAATATCTAATTTTTTGGATACATCATAAGCAGATAGTGTATTGATAATAAATGCATAAGATAATATTAGTACAGCAATTATTTTTCCTACAGTCGAAACTAGTAAAAATTTACTTAATGGAGTAATAAAAAATAAAATAATAATCACAATTGAAACACTAATACATATAGATGCGTTTTTTGTAGAATTTAGATAATTCGAAATGTCATTGTCCATGTTTAAAATAATAGATTAGAGATATAGATTCGAGATATAGATTCGAGATATAGATTCGAGATATAGATTCGAGAGATATATATATGATGATTAAAATTTATTGATTTAGAAAAATATATATATTATATAAGCTAAATATATTATATATCAATATTAAATTATATTAACGTTTTTAAATGAATAATAAAACAAGAAAACGTACAACAACAACACATAAGACAAAACGTAGTAGGGTTTATAAAAAGGACGATTTTGTAAGTAGTGATGGTATGTTGACAACAGTATGGGGACCCAGTATTTGGCATTATTTACACACTATGAGTTTTAATTATCCTGTGCATCCTACACCTCAAGATAAAAAACATTATTATGATTTTATGATTAATCTTCAAAATGTGTTACCTTGTAAATATTGTAGAGAGAATCTCACAAAAAACTACAAGGAATTTCCTCTTACACAAAAACATATGGAAAGCAGAGAATCTTTCTCTCGATATGTCTATAATTTGCATGAATTGGTGAATAAAATGTTGAATAAAAAAAGTAATTTATCCTATTGTGATGTAAGAGAAAGATATGAACATTTTCGCGCTAGATGTACAGAAGAAAAACGAACTGTTTTTAAATTTAATAAAACAATGAAGAAACAACTAAAAGAAAACACAAAACAATCAGAAAAAGGTTGCACAGAACCATTATTTGGTAAAAAATCAAAATGCGTAATAAAAATAGTTCCTCAAAATATTAAAACCGCAACATTTCAAATGGATAAAAAATGTCTTAAAACAAGGGGGTGAATAAAAAGTTGTATTTATTTATTTGTCAATTACTCTAAAATAATATTTAGCGGGATAACTTGTAAAATTGATTATCTCGTTGTTTTCTAATTTTACTGTGTAATTCATAACATTTGTAAAATTTTCATATTCGCATACATAAGTTGATGCATTTTTTTTATTTTCTAATATTCCATTCATAAATTTATTTGCATTTTCAAGAGGCACTTCAACTATATATTTTTTTGAATTAAATTTTGTATATTTATCTTCTATAATACTAACTGGTTTATCTATTTCTATACGTGACCAATCTGAATAATTTGCTTTTTCACTTACACGAATCATATTGTAGTGTTATTTAGTATTTTATTATCAATATTTCTAGTGAATTGATAATAAAAAAATTTCAATTTTTTATTTTTATGATTTTATGATTTTATGATTTTATTTGTTATGTACATTACATTCCAAATTGACTAAAATCATTTAAAACTGGTACAGGAATATATTCTTCTGCTAGAGCGTCATAATTTGGTACTTTTTTACACTCGAAATTTGGTTGCGGACAACGAGCACATGCAGGACATGGCGGACATGTTTCTTTTTCACTTTGCATATTACATGGAAGCGTAGGACATGCGGGACAAACTGGTGGAACAACTTCAGATTTTAATATGTATAAATCTTCTGAACCTTTTGGTATTTGACTAGCAGGTATTCCAGGAGGTAAAGAACTACTGTAATTGTAAGAGTCACCCATACCACCCATAGTTCCTGGATACATATTCATTGATGTTGTTGTATTAGCAGATGAGTCATAATTGTTATTTGTTGTTGTAGGAGTAACTGTAAATAAAATAATATTACCATTAGGCATAGTTACTTCTAAAGCATAATTGCCATTATTACCGTTAATAAATATTGCTTTTCCGCCGTTTGCACCATAATAAATGGTTATATATATATTATTACTATTTACTGGATTATTCGATTTGTATATTGTGGTTTGACCATTTGGATAACTTATTATAATATAGTAGGAATCCGCAGTTTGAACAATTCTAGCAGTGGCACCATATGGACCATAATAAATAGTGCTTGTAATTGTGCTATTTGTACTGGCTGGAGGATATACGTATGAACTAGCAGATTCGTAGGAGTTGGTTGTTCCATACGGTGTATTATTAATGTAATCTGGATTATATGTTTGTGGATTATTAACTGTAAATAAAATAGGAGTTCCATTTGGTAATGTTACTTCTAAAGCATATTGTCCATTACTACCATTATTAATAAAAATTGCTTTACCACCTCTACTGCCATAATAAATTGTTACATATATAGTATCAACAGTAACATTTGTATTGGATGTATAAATAGTGGTTTCACCACTTGGATAAGTTACAATTATATTATAAGAATTAGCTGTTTCGACTACTTTGGCAGTAGCACCATGCGGTCCGTAATATACAGTAGATACAGAAAGTCCAGAGTAATGATTATAATTATCATAGTTTGGGTTGTAATGTACTGGTTTTGTGGTAGGCCATGAATTATATTTTGGATAATTTTTATTTGTATAATTAGGTGTTTTGGTAGTGGTATATAACTCAACTCTCATGTTATGTAAAGTAATCTCGATAGCAAGATTACCATTATCAACATGGATAACTCTTGCTACACCTCCATTAGTTCCATGAAATACAGTTAATTCATAGGATGAATTAGTTACAGGAGAATTATAAATGGTGTAATTACAACTGCAATCTATGATGCTTCCACTAACATCGTTACCACTGCAATCATTACCACTGCAATCACTAACAACAATCGAATATGTATTATTCGCATTTTTTACAATCTGAGCAGTATTTCCATTGGGTCCATAATAAGTAGCTACTGTATTTAAATTTTTACTACTAGCGGTTGTTTTTTTCGTAAAACCCTCTCTATGATTAATTCCACAATTACCTCCTAAAAATGAACATAATATTAATCCTAATAATAAAATGACAAAAAGTAATAATGCTTTATATTTAAAATTCATTCACCCTATTTATATAAATTGTATGTAGTATATAGTATATAGTATATAGTGAAAAAAGTTTGTTATATTAAAAATATAATTGATTTAATATATAATTATATTTTATATTTATTACAATAATCGAGAAAAATCATGGAAAACGAAAAAAAATCAACCAGCCCAACACATTTACAGTGTTATTATAATGATGATCCGAATATAATTGAAATCGGCGTAGATGAAGCAGGAAGAGGTCCTCTTTTTGGACGTGTTTATACTTCTGCTGTTATATTACCATCTAATAAAAAAACATTTGGTTCTGACTCTGATACTAATTTCGATTATTCAAAAATGAAAGACAGTAAAAAATTTCATTCAAAAAAAAAAATAACAGAAGTTGCGAATTATATAAAAGAAAATGCTATAGCGTGGTCGGTGGCTTATATGGATGAATCCGTTATAGACGATGTAAATATATTACAAGCAACACAAATGGCAATGCACAAATGTATCAATGAAATTATACAAAAGAATAATATGTCTCCTGAAAACACTTTGTTACTTATCGATGGAAATTATTTTAAACCAATAACACTTTTTGATAAAATAATCAATAAACTGGTAACATTTAATTATGTTTGTGTAGAAGGTGGTGATAATAAATATGCGTCTATTGCTGCAGCATCCATATTAGCTAAAGTAGCGAGAGATGAATATATTCAAGAATTATGCGAAGAACATCCAACTTTAATTGAATATTATGGATTAGATAGCAACAAAGGATATGGTGCAAAAAAACATTTGGATGGTATTAAACAACATGGTATCACTATTTGGCACAGAAGAACTTTTGGTATTTGTAAAGAATATGTGTAATTTTACTAACTAATTATATTTTGATTTTTAGATTATAATATAAAATTGAATATAAATATTTTAACCAAGTAACAAAAACAAAATATTAAATTCATTTAAATTAAAGTATAGAGGTTTTACATAGATATTAAAATATAGAACAACATCAATATGTTTGTGCTAGTTTTTGATACTGAGACAACAGGATTACCAAAAACAAAAGTAATAAATGAGAGTACTGTAAATAGTTGGCCTTATATTGTACAATTAAGTTACCTAATATATGAGACAGAATCAAATAAAATAATTAGAATTAGTGATAACATTGCAAAAATACCAGAAAATGTAGAATTATCAAAAGAAAGTATTGAAATTCATGGTATTGATAGGAAAAAAATGAATGAAAAAGGAAAACCAATTGTAGAAATATTGCAAGAATTTTTAATCATTATTGATTCAATCGATTTGATAGTATCTCACAATATAGATTTTGATATTAATATGATTATTGTAGAAATATATAGATCCGCGCTTGATGCAAATAATTCTAATATAAAAGAAATTAATTTACCCATTATAGTTCAATTGCAATATATGAATAAATATTGCACAATGAAAAATAGTATGGAATTATGCAATATAAAAAAATTCACTAAAACAACTGGAAAAGAATATGTAAAGTTTCCTACATTATCAGAGTCATATCATAAATTATTTAATGAAAAACCAAATAATATGCACAATTCATTGAATGATGTTTATGCATGTTTTCGATGTTTCTGTAAATTAAAATACAATAAAGATATATGTAAAGAGGATGCAGAATTTAATAAATTATTAAGGGATGCTCTGTAAATATTGTGTGTTGTGTATTGTGTGTTGTGTGTTGTATGTTGTATGTTGTATATACTAGACCAAATAAAAAAATAACATGTTTATATTGTATTTTTTTGAATTTTTATTTGGGGTATTTGCCTCTCTCTAATAGTGTAAGTTTTTTATTTTTTGGTTCAAAATAATCTATAAACTTTTGTGCAATATATTCAACATTACAATTACCACATGTGAATATATCAATTGCGATATATTTTTTTTCTGGCCATGTATGAATACTTAAATGCGATTCACTTAGTAAATACAACGCAGTAAATGCGCCATCTATTTTTTTGTTTTCATGATTAAAATCAAAAAAATGTATATTTTTTGAAAGCAGGTGAATGTTTGCTGTCTTTAAAATGTGATCTATAAAATCATTAAAAATATATAATGTAGTAGTATTTATACTTTGAAGAATTTCATTATTCACGTCATATAAATCTAATATAATATGCTTTCCGACACTCATATTTTATACAATTATATTATATATACGATGTCAATATAAACAATAATATAATTATCTCTAAACAGTAATTTATATAATTCATATATTATGCAGAACACATTTCACATATTTCATCTTCATTGTTATCGTTTGTGTTTTCATCTTTATCCGGTTCAACCGTAAATTGTTGTGCTTGATGTTTGGCCTTTCTTCTCAAATAATAAATGCCTGTTTTCAATCCTTTTTTCCATGAATAAAAATGCATCGATGTCAGTGTATTATAATTCGGATCTTCTAACCATAAATTTAAACTCTGTGATTGACATATAAATGCGCCTCGATCAGCTGACATATCAATTAAATGTTTCATAGGAATTTCCCATACTATTTTGTATTTCTCTCGAATTTCCGGAGGAATCATTGTGAGTTGTTGTACGCTACCTTTATTAGCAATAATATTGTTTTTAATATTATCATTCCATAATCCTAGATCAATCAACTCATTCATCAAATATTTATTCACTACAACAAATTCACCCGCCAATGTTCTTCTACTATAAATGTTACTTGTAATTGGTTCAAAACATTCATTGAAACCTAATATTTGTGAAGTACTTGCAGTAGGCATTGGTGCTATTAGAAGCGAATTGCGTAATCCATATTCCATTATATACTCTTTGAGAATTGACCAATTATAACGTTCGTCTGTTGGGTCAATACCCCACATATCAAATTGCAATACACCTTTTGAAGCAGGAGACCCTTCAAAAGAACTATATGCACCTAAATGATTGTTGTATGTAATATTCTTTTTTTCAGCGTTTATCAGGTTTATCGATTCATTCTCATAAATGAAATAGTCATCTTCTTTTCCTTGAGTAATTAATTTCTCATAATAATCATTTTCATTATCATATTCAAATAGCATTTTTTTATAGACTGGATGTGATTTTAATAATTTTAATCGTTCTGTCGCTAATTCGTTACTTCTCTCCAACGCTCCATGATAGATTGTTTCAAATATGTTTTTATTGATCACCTTTGCTTCTTCACTATGATAAGGAATGTTCATTTTAAAAAACACATCCGCTAATCCTTGCACTCCGATTCCAATAGGACGATGTAATAAATTACTGCGTTTAGTTTTTTCTGTTGGATAAAAATTAATATCGATGATTTTGTTCAGATTTGTTGTGACAACTTTTGTAACATGATGCAATTTTTCATAATCGAATTCTTTGGTGGTTTCATCAACAAAAAGTGGAAGTGCGATACTTGCCAAATTACAAACAGATGACTCTTTATCGTCAGAGTACTGCACTATTTCGGTGCATTGTCCTGTTAAAATACCATTGAATACACCCATATGTTTTTTAGGTTCAGTGAAACAATAGGTATCATCAATACGATTATTATCTTCAATCTTTAATATTTTAATAAACTGTTTAGCATCTCTTGCTGGTTTATTTAATGAACAACGTAATCTTTTCGGAGAGAATCCATTTAAACATA